CTGTTTGCTTGATGATATTATTGTCAAACCACTCTTGTAAATCGGATCTTCTGCTGAGGCTATTTTTCTGTTTACTATCATTTGTTACTCCTTGTATAAAATTACTATCCGCTGTGTAGTAATTAACATCACCTTTTTGACTAATAGAATCTAAACTTTTTTCTACTTTTGAAATAAATTCATTATTAGGTAAATTAGATATATTTAAAAATCTAACTCCATTTTTAGTAGAAACAATAGCTGCTATATCTCCTATTTCATTTGATATATTAGATATTGTATTTTTATCTATAATTGATCCAGTTGTAAATTCTATTGCGTTTTGTGCATCTATTGAATTAGAATTATAATGAGGTATATTCCAACCTACACCATCTTGTTTTAAAGCTACAGCATACATTTCAGCCATATCATCTAACTTACTTTTAAACTCAGATGTTAAAAACCCTTGAGAATCTCTTTCAGGTTTTATTTCTAATTGTAAAACAGGGTTAGTTTCACCCATCCATACTCCTGTTGTGTATGAACCTTTACCTACATCTATTCCTAATTTTTTAGCAATTATACTACTTCCGGCTTGATCTGTCAATGCTGTATGAATACTTTTTAAATAATTTTCTTGTTCTTTATAAGGTAAACTTTGAATTAGTTGTTTCCCTGTCATATCAACACTAGCTCCAGGTACAGCTTCTATACTCATTAATAAATCGTTTTCATTTGTTAAAGGCTGTTTTGGTGGATTATACATATTTTCTAGCATTATATTATCTAATTCTTTATCGCTAATAGGTTCCCAATTTTTTATATCAATACCTTGTGTTGGAGTTCTACCTTGAGCTTTAGCTAATTCATTTTCTTGATTTTGTAATAATTGTAAAACATTTTTTACATCAATTCTATATTCATCAGATCTAGGTAAAACACCATAAGTTGCCGGATCTGAAAAATCTCCGGTAAGTGTTCTTAAAATTGTATCAGTACCTGCTATATTAAAATCATTAATAGCTTGTTGTTCATTAACCTTGATACCTATTTGATCCAACAATTTTAATTGAGTTCTAAATGCTACATCTTCCCATTCTATAGCTCTTTGAGCTTCTTCCGTAGTTAAAGCTTTATATGTTCTAGGATCTGAAGCATCATAAGGGTTTCTAGTGTCTAAACCTAAAGCCCCAAAACGTCTACTTTCACCATATTTTGCTTCCATGATTCTTTCAGTTAAACCATGAGCTAATTCATGGATACCTCTCCAAGCTTTTGTATATTCAGGGTCATTAAAAGAACCATGAGTATCATAAGGATCATATACCCAAATGTTACCGGCACCATAACCTTCTTTTTTTAATTTAGATCTAGTAGCAGGTCTTTCTTCTACTTCAGTATTACCTATTTTTCTACCTACATTATATGGATCTGAAGAAAAATATCTTATCTTATAACCATAATCATTAGCTAATTCTTCTACCATATCAGGATTTTCAACTAGCTTATCTAATATCATAGGTTTTAATTCGTCACCGGTGTTTTTATTAGCTATCATTTCAAAAGTTCTACCATAAACTTCTTTTGCTAAAGTGTCATAAGCATCTTTATCTCCTTTTGAAGCCGCTTCCACTAAAGAAGCCGGAGCAGGAGCCGTATCTAAATTTTGAGGAAGAGGTGGAGTATTTGCTTTTTTAAAATAATTCTTAATTGATCCACCTAATTCTTTTAAAAAATTAGTATTTGATTCAGGTAAAACTTGAGCTGTTTCTTGTGTTATAGCTTTACCTGCTAATAATCCGGTACCAATAGGAACAGCGTATTTAGTAAATTGTACAATATCCATAGGATCAGGAATAGCTAACATAGCTGCTAAATCTACAGCACCTACTTCAGGATTAGATACAAGTCCTGCATTTGCGGCTTGTTGATTCATCCAATCAGAACCCATAATAGGTTTTTCAGAACCAAGTCCAATAGGTTTTAAGAACATATTTACAAGATCTACAGGTGTTCCCATAATTCCAGTAGCAGCTTTATAACCTACATCTTGAACATCTTGTTGAGTGATTGTAGCACCACCTGGAGTTTTAAAACCTTCAGTAGATGGTTTAGGTGTATTACTAAACCCTACTTTCTTAGGTATTGGACCACTATAATCCCATTCTGCCATTTTCTACTCCTTGTTGTTCAACTTTCATCATGTTATTAAGTTTTTCAGCACTTGCTATAGCACTTGCTTGACCTTTAGTTTTTAATCCAACCATAGTTTCTAAAGTTTGAGCTTTTGTTTTTTCAGTTTCTGCCATAACTTTAGCAGTATCCGCAGCATATTTTTGAGCTTGAGCTTGTGCTTTAGTTGCTTCTGCTTGTAAATAAGTATCTTGAGCATTTGGTTGAATATTTTGCATCTCTTGTTGTAGTTCCTGCATCTCTTTCTCATCAGGTTTAACAGCACCCATTCTAACTAACTTTCTTCTAATAAAGCTTTTAATATCTTCTAAACCTTCACCTTCCATATTTAAAACTGCTGTAGAACTTAAAACTTGTTGTAGTTCAGGATCATTAACCATTGGTAACATTTTAGATAAATCTCTAACAGTTTTAGCTTTTTTAGTAGTTGTAGAAGGACTTACAGAAACTCTAATATCTAATTTTGCTTTACTAATATCATTTAAATATTCTACTTCATTTGTATCTTTGTTTAAAGTAGGTTTACTGATTTCTAAATACTCAATATCACCTGATTTATTAACACCTTTTACTTTTCTATTTTCTTCAATGATAATATCTTTAGCCATTGATAACCAAATTTCACCACATCTTCGCATAGCTTTAGCCATGTTTGACATATAAATATAAGTTTGCATATCTAATTTATTTTGGATCATCTCCATTAAATCACCACTTAAATTAGCTCTTAATTGTTCACCCATTTCTTGATTACCAGTTAAATCTCTTATATCTTGATCAGTTAATTGTAATAAAGCAGCCATTGCAGGAGGTAAAGAAGGTGGTGTAGTTTGACCTACAGGACCTGCAGCTTGTTCATTTCCATTTGCATCAGTTATAGGATTAATTAATAAGTAAGGGTAGTTCTTAACATTATCATCTTTCCAAATAGTTTCATGACCTGCAATTTGTTCAGGAGTTACAATAGGTTTACTCATTGTTGAAGATGCACTAAATTCAGCTAACTTACTTATTTGCATATTCTTTAATCTTTGATCATCTTTAACAAGTCTTACATGACCCATACATCTTTCTACATTATCAACAAACCATCTCTTACCATAAACAGGAACTATAGGAATATGCTTACCTGCAATATAACCACAATCTTCTAATACTCTAGCACCATCTATAATATATTTTCTAATCTTTCTTTTTTTAACTTTCTTAGTTCTAACAAGTTTATGAGCTGTAGCTAATAATTGTTCATATAATTCAGGATCATCTTTCAGTTCTTCAGAAGAGTATCTAAACTCATTACCTTGTATATCTTCAAAAATATTTATAGTAGTTTTAACATATTCACATTTGTAATATTCAGCTACATAAACACTATCATCAGGATTCCAATCAAATTCTGACTGACTAACAGTTTTACCTACAGAACTTGTATCATATTCACCATATTCATCTTCATAAGCTTCTTTACTCATTGAGTTTAAAACAAAACAATAATTAGCATCACTTTTATCTTGTCTTTTAGCATTTGGATCAAAGAATACAGAACTATCAGCATCATAAATAGGTAACATTTGGATTCTTTGATACTCATTTTCATCATCTTCATGATCTTCATAATCAGCTTTTAATCTCCAAGCACCAAAACCACCACCTACTGCTTCTTCAAAAGCATTATCATAAGCTTCATCTGCTATTGAATCTTGTTCATCAGCTCTATATAACTTATCACAAGTATCAGCTATTTTTTCATTAGTATCTGAAACAAAATCAACTGTGATTCTATTATTTCTATAATCATTAATAATTCTCATAACTGATAAGTGAACTTTGTTTATCTCATATTGAGGTTTATTCTCAAACTGATCTCCAAGTTTACCTTCCCATTGAGCACCTGATATAGAATAAAACCTTCTATCTTCTAAACATTGTTCCCTTTCATCAGCTACAGGTGTTTGAGCTTTATCAAAATCACTCATAGCTTCATCATGGATTTCTTCTAAACCTTCAGACTGTTCATGACTTATTTCATCATATTCTTCCATTTAAAACTCCTTATATTTTTGCATTTTAACATATTTTACCAATTATTAGCTACAGGTATTGGATTTACTGTTATCTTTTTCTTAAATACCGGTTGATAAAACATAGCCATCATAACACTATCAGCCATATTTGGAGAAGGAATACCCATCTTTTTCATATTAGGTTTACTCATAATTTGAATCTTACCTGCACCATTATCAACTGTAGGTATTCTACAAACTTCTGATCTTAAAGCATCTAAAGATTTTATATCTGAACTAAATGAAACTACATTATCAGGATCTACATATTCACCTTTAACTACAGCTTTATAAGTATTATAAATTCTATCTCTTAATAACCAATAACCTTGCGCTCTTTGATT